AACAAAGAAGAACAGAATTAAGAATCTGTTGTCTCTGACTCATATTTCATATGAGGCCATTTAATGACAAACTTACGCATTCTTAATATATCCCTAATAACGGATATATTCGACTTGCTAGTTTCAATCTTTTTATTTTTATCCAATTTTGCTAGAGCACGGTCGACAATTTGCATGATCTCTTGAGATCTTTGCATTTTATCACCATAATCTAACAATTCTTGGACACTTAAAGTAAGGTAATTCAATGGAAGCTCTGCATCTAAACGTTTAAAGTGATCAAATAGAATATCTATTAAGATATCTTTAAACGCCATTTGCATTGCAGTCATCCTCATCTCCTTATCAAAATCATTAATAGTACCTGGATTATGATATCCGGTTATATTAGGTTTTAATGAAGGGACAAGGAAAGGTAAAACTTTATCTACTAAAGATCTAGACATATCAAATGGAGAAATAGAAAAATGATAAAATCGTTTAACTATTAATCCTTTTAATATGGCTATTTCTCTGTCAAAATCCTTAGGTAAAGACATTAGTCTTAAATCTTTAGATTTGATTAGAGAAATAACTAGATTACGGAGATACTCGGAATTTGTTCCACGTATCAACGCTTTTTTAGTATTTGAAGTTTTCCCATCCACTGAATACAGTGATCGGACTAAGTCTTCATAACTGATTTTTCCTTTTTGGCAAAACATTGTTAGTAGAGGGAAGTAAATATAATTTTCTTCACCATCTTTATAACGATTTTTGGCACAAACGTCTTTTAGTCATTGACCAAGATGAGAAGAAGGTAAATAATTTTTATGAATTAAACTTCATAATATATTTACTCTTCCTATCAAGGTGTTTTGACTAATAAACATTTTAAAGGATAAAGCAGAGACATTTTCACCATGATGAGTCGTCACTTTTGCAAATTCCGTTGTGGGATTTGTAGAAACGACTGACTTTGATAAATTTATAGGGACACCTAATTCTTCCATAAGAAGTAAATAGGCATCTGCTACATTTTTATCAAATATGATTATATCATCACCCAATAGTTCATAATTCTCATATCACGTATACTTTACGGGTATAAACCCTAAAGTTCGTGTATAAGCTAATTGTACTATAAAGTGATGCGTTACTGCTAGCATAGCCCAAGAGCTTAAAGCTCCCATGGGTTGTCCAACAGAATAACGTAAATCAAAATCATCAACACCATTTTTGAGTTTGACTCTTAAATGGTAGTCTCTGTCGACTAAAATTGTTTTTCAAAGATTCGCACACTTATCCCCTATCCAAGAGGAAAGTATGGAAACTTGAAGAGCAATTGGTAGTCGATCAGTAGCTGCAGATAAGTCATAACCAAATGAACAATTGGCAGCTTTTGCTTTAACAATACATCTTTGTCAAGATGCTGTTTGATCAAAAGTACCATCATTCGGTAAAGACTTTAGGAAATCAAAAAGTGCTAAATGCAACGGTTTTAGTAAGGATTGAGTCCATACATCAACCATAGCAAACACTCTGATTTTTCCTGCAGCTTCCGATTTCATCGAAAGTTGACCAACTGGATCATTAGAACGATCTTTAGTAACTAAATTTCGTTCTTTATGAATCAAGGGTGCATATTTGAAAATAGTTACTCAATACTTTAACAAAGTATCGTAACCCATTTCATTCATGTACTCTATGATAGGTCTTCCTAATCCATTTCGCGCAAGCGCAAAAGGATCAGTGAAGATTCCAGCTCAACTCACTTTGTGAGTCGGAGATGAAGTCTCCAATAGAGATATACCCATATCTCTTTTCGCTATATCTTTTGGGAATCTAGACACTAATTTCAAGCTTAAAAACTTC